ACCTGCGCGGCGATGATCGCGAGGATCGTGTCGGACTCCTCGCGCGCCGGGGTTTCGAGGTACTTCGCTGTGCGCCCGTGGTCGTGGCGGTAGCTGAGCTCTTCGTGTTGGCGGACGGCGTACGGGGTGTCGTAGCTGACGACGGCCGTCAAGGACGACTCGTCGACGGACGCGACGCCGGAGCGCTCCAACGTGGCCTCTTCGATGGGCACGCGCTCGCGGGAGACCTGCAACAGGTGCTCGGCGCCGAGGCGTACGCCCCGCGCTGCGCCTGCCCGTATCGCGGCGAGGGCGGCGTCTCCGTCCCATCTGATCTGCGCGCGGCTCACTCGCAACTCACCTCCGTTGACGCGGGGACGGGCAGGCCTGGCGCGGTGTGGTGGGCGACGGTGAGCGCCGTCGTGGTGCGCCCGTCGGGCAGGGTGATACGCGACCCGGTCGGACAGTTGAGGTCCGGGGCCGCGATGATCTGCGCGGTCGAGGTGACCTCGGCGCCGGTCGCGTCCCGTACCCGCTTGATGGTCTCGGCGACCAGGGCGGGCACGTCGGCGACCGGGGTTCCGTAGCGGGGCCCGTACGCCGATACGCCGAGGTACGGCTCGACCGTGATGCGGTGCCGTAGCAGGTAGCCGGGGACTCTCAACAGATCACCCCTGGCAGCAATCCGGCCCGCCGTAGGGCGCGGTCGGCGCGCGGTGCGAGGTCGAGCCCGGACGGGCCCGCCGCGGTGTCCGTGCGCCCGGACAGGGACACGGGGCCGATAGAGACGCTGCCCCATCGGCCCGCGGCGCCGGTCCCGTCGTCGCCGGTCGCCTGCTGGTACTCGACTTGCGCGCACGTGGCGTCGGCGAGCGCGGTGATGATGTCGGGGTCGGTGGGCATGCCCGCGTCGTCCGTGTCGTAGACGGCGGTCCGTAGGGCGTCGTCGATGTCCTCGGACGCGCGGGCGAGTAGCCGGTCGGCGCCGGTGGGGGCCGTCTGGCCGGTCCACGTGGCGTACTGCGCGACGGTGGCGTAGACGCGGCTCATCGGCGGCCCCCTTACTGCTCTTCGACCAGGGCGGCCGTGACGGACGTTGCGGCGGAAAAGTCGACGTAGACCATTCCGTCGGCGGACTGGCGTGCCTCGGGTCCCTCGATGACGAACGTCATCGTTCCGGCGGCGACCGTGATCACGCGGTTCGGGACGGTGAGCCCTGACACGTTCGACCCGGTGTTGGTGCGCACGGTGACCGTGACCGGGCTCGCCGAGGCGTTGTTGACGATGAGGCGGCGGCGGCCGGTGTACGTCCACTGGTTGCCGTTGACGGCGTCGACGGCGCCGAACGTGAGCGGTACGAGCGGCGCCGAACCGGTCACGGACTGCGCGGTGAGGGAGGTGCGGGGCATCAGGCGTCACCCTTCCTGCGGGAAGCGGAACGCCCCGCCGGCTTCGTGGCTGGCGGGGCGTTCGGGTCGGGGTCCGGCTCCGGGTCGGGGTCCGGCGGCGCGGTGTCGTCGAGGGGTTCGAGGCTGTATCCGGCGCCCTGGCAGTAGCCAATGACGGCGAGGTCGTCGGTGTCGGCGACGCCGTCGAGGAACTGGAGACCGCCGGGCCCGTCGCCGGTGTAGTCGGCGACGGGCGCAGTGATGCGCATCTTCATGGCGGGGTACCTCACGCGCTCTTGATGTTGCGGAACACGGCGGCGGCCTTGGTCGCCTTCAGGACGGGCGCGACGGGGCCGAGCTCGACCTCGCCCGTCTTGACCGCGCCAGACAGGGAGTAGTCCGGCAGGGCGGTGAAGAGGAGCGGGGCGCCGCCACCGACCGACGCGCCGTGGAAACCGTCGAGGCCGTAGCGGATCGCGTACAGGTCACCGAGGTTGGTGATGTTGCCACCGGCGCCACCGGCGTCCGGGTCGCGGGTGAGCAGGCCGATGATGTCGGTGTTGCTGCCCGCCTTCGACTTGAGGTCGACCAGCGGGATGCCGTTGTACGACGTGACCGGGCGGCCGAACGCGTCGGTGGTCTTGTCGATCTGGTCGGCCCAGGCCGCGACCTTCTTGAACAGGGCGAGGGTCTTGCGGTTGCCGTAGATGACATCGGGCATCTCGTCCATGGCGGCGAGCCAGTTGTCGATGTGGACCTGAGCGGCGAGCGCGGTCGCCTTGTCGTTGACGGTCGTCCAGTCGACGTAACCCGTGGCCACGCCGTTGTTCAGCGGCAGGTACTCGGTCGAGCTGCCGGTGAGGATCTTCGACAGTCCGTCGAAGCCGTTCGCGTCGACGCCGGTGTCGCCGTTGATGCACGCGTCCTGGAACTTGGCGCGCGCGGCCTTGATGAGCTGCTGCATGTTGAGCGTCACAGCGCCCGAGGCGGCCGGGCCGATCCGGGAAACGACGCGGTCGATCTGGAACGATCCACCGAGCGGCTTGAGGTCGACGGTGTAGCGCTGCGTGGTCACCTCGGCCGGGGTGTACTCGGAGTTGATCGCGCGGAACGCGGCGTCGCGCTGCGCGGTCAGACGCCGGTATCCGTAGGTGAGGGTGTCGCCACCCGTCGGGGAAACGACGTTGTCGAACGTCATCCGGTCGAGGATGTCGGAGGTCTTGCGGAACTCGTCGATCACCTGCACGTCGACGTCGTCGAGGGCGTTGAGCTTGGCCTCTGCGAGCGAGGTAGCCATGGGCGTTTACTCCTGGGGTGTCAGCCGCCGCTCATGCGGGCGGCGATGGCCTGTTCGAGGGTGGCGGGCTTGCGCTCGCCGGTCGGGGCCCCACCGAACTCGGCGCCTCCGCGGATCGGGCCCGTCTGGGCGGCGAGGTGCGGGTGCGTGGTGAGCGTGTTGGTGATGGCCTGCTTCACTGCCTCGGCGTTGGTGGGGTCGACGGCGGCGAGTGCGTTCATGGCGGCCTGCGAGTCGAGCAGGCGGGTGATGTCGGCGCCGGCCGCGGGCGCGGCGGCGATCAGGGCGGTCTGGATGGCGAGCGTCCGGGCGGCGCCCTGTCCGTCCGTCACGGCCTGCTGCGCCCACCTGGGGAGGCGGGCCACGTCGACCTCTGGCGCCTGCGGCTGCGGCTGTGCGGGCGCGGGCGGGGCGGTCGGGTCGCCGGGCTGCGGCGCGGTGCCCTGGGCGCGGGTACGCCACTGGGCGGCCTCGGCGCGGGTGTTGCCGATGAGCTGCTGCGCCCACTGCGGGAGGCTGGCGACGTCCTGCGGCTCACCCGTCGGCGCGGCCGGTACGGGCGGCGCGGGCGGGGCTTGCGGGACGGGCGGCGCGGGCGTGACCGGTGCCGCCGGGGCAACCGGCGCGGCGGGAGTCGGGGCGGCCGGTGCCGCCGGGGCGGGGCCTCCGTCTCCGCTGCCTCCTGCGATGGCGTGGATGGGGCGGCCGTCTCGCCGGTGGCCGAGGATCGTGCCTGCGGCGTGGCTGGCGAGGGGATGCCGGAACGGACGGAACATGACGGGGCCTCCTGGGCCGTTGTCGGTGTGGGCGCGCCTGGCGCTCCGCGTGTCGGGGCATGCAAAAAGGGCCCGCGCCTGGCGGGCCCTCTCGGGGTGGTGCTGTGGTGGCTGCTACTCGTCTTCGGCCTGGGCCGATGGCGAGGGCGCGGTGCGCGCGTATCCGGAGATCCACGCTGTGCGCAGCGCGTCGCGGTAGGGGCAGACGGTCGGCGGGTCGCCTCGGCGGCCGGCCTCGGCTCCCTCCGTCACGGCGCGTGCGATGTCCTCGCGCGTTCCCATGGCATCCCCCTACCGCTTGTTCTGGTGGTCGGACTCGTTCTTACGGGCTCCTGCGGCCCATCGCTGGGCCTGGCCGGTCACCTTCTCGATGAACTCGGCCTGTGTCAGGCGTCCGTGTTCCAGCCACCACTCTTTCAGCTCGTCGGACGCGTTCGCGTGCGCGATGCGTGCCGGGCCTGAGAACAGGGTCACGGGCGAGCGTCCGGCGGCTGCGGCCTTCTTGCTGAGCAGCACACCGCGTAGCTCGTCCTCGGCCTGGAGGTACTGCCGGTATACGTACTCGTCGTACAGGCGGCGGGCCTCGGCGCGGGTGATGACGGGTATCTCGCCTGCGGCCACCGCAGCATCGCGGGCGGACTGCTGGGCGATCGCTGCGGCGAGCTCCTCGGTGAACGCTGCATCGTCGGCGAGGGCGCCCCATCCGTCCGGGTCGGGGGCGGGGGTCATGGCCTCGGCGAGGGCGTCGCGGTCGGCGAGCAGGTCGTCGACGGCGTCGCCGGTCCCCGCGGGTGCGGGGAGGTCGACGGCGTCGCGGCGGTCCATCTCTCCGGCGATCCGCAAGATCTCGTCCGACTCGGCGTACTGCATGCACCATGCGAGCTCATCATCGCCAACGGCGGTGAGGTCGTCGGCGAGGCTGCCGCCGGGGAAGTGCCTCGACAGTAGGTCGCGGCGGTGCGCCTCGGCGGCGAGCTGGTCGACGTCGTCGAGTTGGCGGGCGAGGGCCTCGCGGACGCGCGCGGCGAGCTGGTCGTCGGACAGACCGACTAGGTCGGCGCGGACTCCGGGGAGTCGTGCGGCGACGTCGCGGCGGTCCATCTCCCCTGCGAGGCGTAGTGCGTCGGGGGTGTCGACGTGGCCGAGCAGGCGGCCGAGCTCGTCGTCGCTGAATCCGGTGAGGTCGTCGACCAGGCGGCCGTTCGGCTTGGCGCGGTCGACCAGGGCGGCGGCGTCGCGGCGGTCGGCCTCGGTCTCGATGCGGGCGCGGTCGCGTTTGGTCAACTCGCCGTGCCGCATGGCTGCGGTGAGCTGGTCGTCGGTCATCTCGCGCGGGGTGAGGTCGTCGCCGGATCGGATGCGGGCGGCCTGCTGCGCCTCGTCGGGGATCGGCCGGCGCGGTGCGGGCAAGTTGCTCGCTCCGGGCTGCTCGCGCTTGGGGTTGCGCCGTAGGTCGGGGTGGGCGGCGAGGTGCTCGCGCATGGCGGCCTGGTGCTGGCGCACCTTGGCGGTCGCGGCCTGCTTGGCTTCCGGGGTCACGGCGGCGGCGGCGCGGGCCTTGTGCTTGCGGATGTTCCGCTCGATGGCGCGCTGTCGCTGTCCGGCCTCGTATCCCTCGGGGTCGGGCTCGGCCTGGTCGACGCGGGTGATACCGGGCGTGTACGCGGACACGGAGTGGCGGCAGTTGGGGTGCTGAAGTCCGGCGAGGCGGGCATCGTTGAGGCTGCCCGCGACGTGCACGGTGACCATGCGGCCGTCCTCGATCGCGTGCTCGACCTCGACCGTGCGCGCTCCGCTGCCGGTGATGGACAGCACCTTGCCCTCCCACGGGCGGCACAGGGGGCACTCGCGCGGGGCGTTGGACACGGTGACCAACTCGACTCCGGCGTCGCCGAGGGTGCGCATGTGTGCCTCGGTCGCGGCCCGCCCCACGGACGTGCGTACAGCCATCTCGGCGTAAGAGGTGAGCTGCCATCGTCGGCCGGCGCGGTCGGTGAAACTGCGTATGCCCTCGTCGGCGAAACGCTGCATGGCGTCTTGCGTGGCCTGGCGGCGGGTGCCGGTACCGAGCAGGGGCGTTGCGGTCACCTCGGACACGATCCCGCGGTACCGGTCGTTGACGTTGCGCAGAATCGACCGGTGCCGTTCGGTGAGCAGGTCGACGGTTTCCTGTGCGAGGCGGTCGACCGACTGCGCGTTCGGGGTGACGTCGTCGACCAGGCGGCGGGCGTCGTCCGAGAGTGCGCCGAGCTCGGCGACGGCGGAGCGGTGCCCGACGTTGTACGCCTCGGCGACGACGTCGAACACTTCCAGCGTCACGGCGCGGCCGAGCTCGTCGACCACACCCTGTGAGGCGCGCCGTACGGCCTGCACGGCGGCGAGTTTCCGCTCGACCCATCCGGGCGCGTCGAGGCCGTCGGCGAGCTGCCGGGCGATGATGCCGAGTAGGCGCTCCTCGGCCTGCTGGTACAGGCCGAGGGTGCCCGCGGCGAGGTCTTCCACCATGCCCGGATGGATCGGCACTGCGCCCCAACCTTTCAGTGCGAATTCTTCCAGTTGCCGGTCTAAGTGATCCGAGAGGTAATAGAACTGAGGATTAAGGCAGGCAAGCGGACCACGGGGAGACTGATATGACTGCAGCCGCATGGATAGCGCTGGTTGCACTCGTTGCCGCGATGACGCAGCTTTGGTTCTTGAACCGTCATACGCGCGAGTTTGCGAACCATACGTCTGAGTTTGCGAAACAGGCCGCGGCAAGCGCTGAAGCGGCGACAGCAACGGCTGAAGCCATTCGCGCTTCTGTGCACATCAATATGGCACAGATGATGATCGGAATAGACCGTATCTTCCTGGAACGCCCCGACCTACGTGCCGAGTTCTACGGGCTATCTGGCCAGCCGGATCGGCGACGGCACGAGGCCGAGGCGGCTGCTGAGATATTGGTTGATTTCGCTGAATGTTTCCTTGGGCAGCGAAATTACATGCCAGGCGAGTTCACTGAGTACTGGCAAAACTATTTCAGGGACATCATGAGCAGTAGTGCCGCCTTTCGCGAGTTCTGGGATAAGCACAGTACTTGGTATGGCGAGTCAGTGCGTGAATTCCTAGAACCGGTACGTCAAGCTGCTGCGTGACCGTCAAAAGGGAAGTTGCCCACAGGGTCGGGCGCGGCGGCTCCGGTCTCGGCGAGGATCGCGGCGGCCTCGGCCAGTACGGCAGTGTCGTCCCACTCGGGGTGCAGGATCTTGACCTTGGTGTGGGCGCTGACTGCTCCGGCGCGGTTGAGCAGGTCGAGGGTTGTCGCGGTGCTCTGGATCGACTCGGCAACCCCGGTACCGAACTCGACGCTTGGGCGCTCCGGTGTGATGCGCTGCCCGAACAGGGACGCGTCGAGCAACTGCTGTACGTAGAGCTGCTCTTGCAGTCCGTGTCTCCAGTACCCGGCCTTCTTGGACCGGGTGACCATGCTTCTCTGGTCGCGGCTGTCCGACTCCGTCGCGGTGATCGGCTGGCCGTTCCCGTCGAGGCCGAACGATTGGGCGCTGTATCCGGCGGTCTGGGCGGCC